AGCACCCCTACAAGCGAACCGCAACCGGAGCGCTGGCCCCTGTACGCGAGTCCACACACTCGCGTCACCCCTCATTTGAAACGCACGGGCAGGTTCCCATGCCCTGTCCTCCCGCCGAATGGCGTCCCGTGCAACCTTGCCGGCTTCAACACCGGCCTTTTCTTCCAATGCGCGGCCTATCCCAGCCGCGTCGGCAATCCCTTCGGGTTGATTGCTGGAGCGAGTGTCCGTCCCCGCGGCCTCGCTCGAAATTCTGCCCTCGCGTTGCGCCGTCAGCCGCCAAGCGATGCGCTTCGCGAGGGTTCCAAGATGCTCCCAGTTGTTGGTCGCGCGTCTCATGGTCCTAACCATGAGGCATCCAATGACCGAGTGTCCGAACAAGCGTTCCGAGTTTCAGGAGAAGTCTGCCGTGTCTGCGACCGTTAAAGCGCGCGAGATGTTGTGTGAGCTTTCCGGTCCACGGGGCTGGAATGACACCCGCGAAAGCTGGTTGGCCAGAGGTGCGCGCTTGGCTGACCTGTCGATACGTCGCGCTCGCGCAATCTTTTACGCAGAACCCATCAGGTTAACGGCAGATGAATATCTCGGCATCGAGAGGGCCTGGCAGCGCGCCCACAAGCTTGTTTCGACAACCCATGAGGCTTTGGCGTCGCGTCCAGTATTGGCGGGCGATGCGGATCTATGCGCGGGCGGTTCGGCTTGCAGTGAAGGCGCGGTGGCTCACCCGGAAGGCCGACCGGCTGATCGGCAAGAACGTCCGACCGCCAATGCCGCTTTTCGATAGGTACCAGGAAGGGAAGGGGAAGTGATGGACTTGCTCGGCATCGCAACGGACGCGCAGGCGCGTCAACGGGCGCTCGGAGACATCAACATCGGCCGGATGAGCCCGGCGGCGCTGCATCGGCTCGATCCAAAGCGCTTCGCCAAGCCAGTGGCGATGACATCCAAGATCGTGTCGGACCACGAGCTCCAACAGCTTCGCGACAAAGTCGCCAAACTCCAGGCGCGCATCGTGGACCTGGAGAAGGCCAATCACGCCCTCCGTAAGGCTGCGGTGCCGGCTGCGCCCGGCGCGCCCGAAAAGGACCAGAAGGTCGATCGGGAAGTGATCAATGCTCGGATACGGACCGTCATGGTCGAGTTCTGTAAGCGCCTCAACGAGGCAGGGAATCGTGTCCTTGATGAGCCGTGGGCACCTGCGCATCTGAATACGCCGCGCAAATCGATGCAGTTCATCCCCGAGCGTCACGTCTGCATGTGGCTGTGCCGCCAAGTCGTCAAAAGCGCATCTACGCCAATGATCGGCAAAGCGTTTGGCGGCCGGGATCATACGACGATCATGCACGGCTGTTCGCGCGTGCAGCACTGGTTCGAGCAGCGGCCCGATCTCTCGAACATCGCTCGCGAGCTCCTCGCGCACTTCGCGGGAGAAGCGATATGACAAAGCGACAGATAGCCCGTTCGTCGTTCGACGATGAGCATAAGCGTCTCCGCCTCGCCTGCAGGAACGCGCGGGGTGGTGAGCGCATCAAGGCTCAGCAGAAGCTTGAGGCTTATGTGCGCAGCCTTCTGAAAGGCCCGCGCTGAATGGGTCGCATGTCGCGCAACAAGGGGAAAGTGGGCGAGCGGGAAGCCGCTGAGCTGCTCCGTAACTACGGCTTCGATGCGCGCCGAGGCGTCCAGTTCCAGGGCGGCCCGGATTCGCCCGATGTGGTGGGTCTGCCGGGCCATCACATCGAGGTCAAGCGCTGCGAGGCGCTGTCTGTCTATACGGCGCTGGAGCAAGCGACGGCCGATCGCGCCGAAGGTTTGGTCCCCGTCGTTCTCCATCGCCGCAACAACCGGCAATGGATCGCGGTGCTGAACGCCACCGATTACCTGATGCTCGTGCGGCGTGCGCAGAGGGCGACATGAGATTTGAGGCCCTTCATGCTCACGGAATAAGATTGCGGATGACGGGCGCAAAAATGCGCTTATTAAAGAGGTCGAGTCCTCTCCATGTGAGGTTCGACCAATGAGGCATTTCCCCCATCACATTGGCGATTACGCCGCCGCCACGTCGCATCTCTCTTTCATCGAAGATGCTGCCTACCATCGTTGCCTGCGTCGCTACTACCAGGACGAGAAGCCGTTGCCGGTCGATCCGGCAGATGTTCAACGCCTTGTAGGTGCTCGGACCCGCGATGAGAAGAATGCGGTTCGCGTCGTATTGCAGGAGTTCTTCACGCTTCAGGATGACGGGTGGCACCAGACGCGAGCTGATGAAGAAGTCGCGGCATACCAATCTCGTGTCGAGACGGCCCGCGAGAATGGACGCAAGTCGGCTGGCCGACCGAAACCCACGAAGAACCAAGTCGGTTTGCCGATGGATACGATACGAAAACCAAATCGGCACTTGGACCGGAACCAGTCGGACCAACTAACCAGTAACCAAGGGAAAGCCCCTACAGGGCTTTCCTCTGAAGAACATCAAACACCGAGTGCTGCATCCGCGCGCGAGCCCTTTGGGGGCTCCGCGCACGACACCTCGCGAGCAATTTCAACGCTGGCAAGCAGGCTGAAAGTTCAATGAATCCCATGGTGGCGCCCGATTCCATCGAGGCGGAGCAGGCATTGCTCGGCTCGATACTGATGAACAATTCCGCGTTTCATCGCGTGGCCGAAACGCTGCATCCAGGGCATTTCTCGAATGCTTTGCATGCCAAGATGTTCGATACGATCGGCAAGCTGATCAACGGCGGCCAGACGGCGAACCTGTTCAGCCTCAAGACGTATTTCGACAACGAGCCGGCCCTGAAGGCCGCGGGTGGACCGTCCTATCTCGCGAAGCTTGCGGGCGAGTCGGTGCATGCCGTCGACGCCGAGTCCTTCGGCCGCCTGATTCGTGAGACCGCCACGCGCCGCCGGCTGATCGAGATTGCAAACGAAGCTATGGTCCAAGCCTACAAGCCGGAAGCCGACCGCTCGCCCTCGGAGCAGATCGAGGCATTCGAGCGCCAGCTTTACGAGCTCGCTATGGACCACACGGAAGGGGGATTCGCCCCGTTCGCGGTGGGCCTTACCAAGTCCGTCACATCCGCCGAAGGAGCACACAAACGCGAAGGCGCGCTGACCGGGGTGTCGACCGGGCTGCGAGCCCTGGACACGATCTTGGGCGGCCTGCATCGCTCTGACCTGGTCATTCTGGCGGCTCGCCCGTCGATGGGTAAGACGGCACTGGCGACGAACATTGCCGTGCATGCCGCGCAAAGATACCGAAGGGATGACGACGGCAAGACGACGGACGGGGCGTCAGTCGGCTTCTTCTCGCTCGAAATGTCCTCCGAGCAGCTAGCCACCCGCATCATCGCCGATCGGGCTGGCGTGCCATCGGAGCGGGTGCGCCGCGGGCAACTTACGTCGGTCGAGTTCGACAGGGTGATCGACGCATCGCAGGCCTTGCAAACGCTTCCGCTTTACATTGACGAGACCCCGGCGCTTTCCATCTCGGCCCTTCGTACCAGGGCGCGCCGTCTCAAGCGGCAACACGGTCTGGACCTGATCATCGTGGACTATCTGCAGTTGCTGGACGCTTCCGCGAAGCGCGACAGCAATCGCGTTCAGGAAATCTCGGAAATCTCGCGCGGCCTCAAGACCTTGGCGAAGGAACTGGATGTTCCCGTGCTGGCGCTCTCGCAGTTGAGTCGCGCCGTCGAGCAAAGGCAGGATAAGCGGCCGCAGCTCTCGGATCTTCGCGACTCCGGCTCCATTGAGCAGGACGCGGACGTCGTCATGTTCGTCTACCGCGAGGAGTACTACATCGAGCGCGGCCCGGAGGCTGAACGGTACAAGCTCGCCGATGTTGCGGGAAAAGCCGAAATCCTGGTGAGCAAGCAGCGGCATGGTCCGACCGGCATTGCCCATCTGCGCTTTGATGGGGCTGTCACTCGATTCAGCGACGAGCCGAGCGCCGCATGACCAACACCAAGCAGGAGGCCGCAGCGTGAGAGATGGAATAGCCCGCTTCGCCTCGCTCTATCAAAGCAAGTGACGCAGAACTGAAAGGATCAGGATGCGCACACCTCTAATCATCGACGTCGACAAGGTGACCATCGCCGTGCTGCTGATGATCGGCCGGCACGTCGACAAACCGTGCCCGACTCGCGAAATGTTGATAGAATGTACGCGTCTGCCGCGTCGTCGCGCATGGCAATTCGTGTGGGACCTGCACGCTCGCCGGTTGATTGAGATTGAGATGCGCGGAACCGGAAAGGGCCACCAACGCAGGATGCGCGTTCAAGGCGGCCCATGGACATTGTGGACCCAGCGAAGGGCGCCGTCGGAAGGCCAGACGCGACTGCTCGAAGAGATGAGGATGTGATGGCGGCGCTTGAAAAAGTAGAAGGGAAAACCAAGCACGGCGGCCGACGACCCGGATCAGGCCGCAAGAAGGGCACACCCAACAAGGCAACAGCGGATGTGAAGGCTGCCGCACAGCAGTACACCACCCAAGCTATTGATGCGCTCGCGCACGTTATGCTGCATGGCGAGAGCGAGGCGGCGCGTGTCGCTGCGGCCGATAAGCTGCTGGACCGGGGCCACGGCAAGGCCAATCAGGAGCATAAGATCGAGGCGGGTGAGAGCCTGCTCAATCTCGTGCACGAGGCTGTTAAACTCCGGACTGGACCGTGAGTGCTGCAGCCACAATAGCCCGCTGGGCTGACAACCCGCATATCTTCGTCCGTGAGGTGTTCGGCGTCACCCCAGATCCCTGGCAGGACGATGTGCTGCAGGCATTCCCGCGGCAACAGCGCATGGCGATGAAGGCGTGCAAGGGTCCGGGCAAGACTGCCGTGGAGGCGTGGCTCGCCTGGAATTTCCTGCTGACGCGGCCAGAGCCCAAGATTGCGGCGACCTCGATTACGGGCGACAACCTCAAGGATAACCTGTGGTCGGAAATGGCGAAGTGGCAAAACCGCTCGCCCTTGCTGCTGCAGCAGTTCGAGTGGACCAAGACGACCATATTCGCGAAGGAAAAGCCGTCGACGTGGTTCATGTCGGCCCGGTCGTGGCCGCGCACGGCTAATCCCCAGCAGCAAGGCGATACGCTGGCGGGCCTGCATGCCGATTACATCATGTTCATTTTGGACGAATCGGGCGGCATACCTGACGCTGTGATGGCATCGGCAGAGGCGGCGCTATCCTCCTGCGTGGAGGGCCATATCGTCCAGGCGGGCAATCCTACGCACCTTGAAGGCCCATTGTATCGCGCCTGCACGTCAGAGCGGCGCTTGTGGCATGTCACCGAGATCACGGCCGATCCTGACGACCCCAAGCGCACCAGCCGTGTCAAGGTCGAATGGGCAAAGGAGCAAATCGAGAAGTACGGTAGGGATAACCCATGGGTGCTGGTCAATGTGTTCGGCAAGTTCCCTCCGGGCTCGCTCAATACGCTGATAGGCCCCGATGAGTGTCACGAGGCCACAAAGCGCGCCTATCGCTCGGATGATATCGATGGCGCAGCGCGCGTGCTTGGCGTGGACGTTGCCCGCTTTGGCGATGATGCGAGTGTGATCTTTCCGCGACAGGGGCTTGTAGCCTTCGATCCGATCAAGCTGCGCAACGTGACCGGCATTCAGGGCGCAGGAGCCGTCAGCCGCAAATGGGAGGACTGGCAGGCCGATGCCGTGTTCGTGGACGATACCGGCGGCTATGGCGCGGCATGGATCGAGGCCCTGCAGCGGCTGGGCCGTGCACCGATCGGCGTGGGCTTCGCCAGCAAGCCGAACGATCCACGCTATGCCAACAAGCGCGCTGAGATGTATTTCGAGGCGGTGGGGTGGATCAAGGCGGGCGGCGCGCTCCCCAACTGCCCGGAGCTGATCGCGGCGCTCACGCAAACGACATACACGTTCCAGGGCGACCGGCTGCTCCTCGAGCCGAAGGAACAACTGAAACTGAGGCTGGGCTATTCGCCGGATGATGCGGATGCGTTCTCGCTCACCTTTGCCCAGCCTGTGGCGGCTCGCAGCGCCTATGGATCGGTCAGCCGCGCGCGCGTCCTGCACGAGTACGACCCGCTCGACGCCTAGTTCTGTTGACCATAATAGGGCCTTTGAAAGCGCGGCCCTATCTTCGCGGCCATGGGCTCTTTCCTTGGCGGCGCTGCCTCAGGTCCGCAATACGCTCCCCCGCTTCCGGCTGCACCACCGCCGGCACCGACTCCGGTTGACCAGACGACGGTCGACGCGGCGAGCCGCAGCAAGGCGGCGCTCGCGGCACAGGGTGGCTATTCGTCCACGATCCTGACGGGCGGACAGGGCGTGCAGGACAAGGCGAACGTCGCCAGCCCGCAGCTCAAGACCATGTTGGGCCAGTAGATGGCCGCTGCCGCTCCCACGACCACGGACAAGGCGGACCAGAACGATCCATTCCTGCGGTCGTATTACCTGACGCGCCTTGCCGCGTTGGACTTCGAGCGCTCCGGCTACTGGGGCGTGTGGCACGATCAGTCGCGCAACTTTGCTCCGAAGCGCGGCCGGTTCAACGTCACGGGCAACGACAGCAGCCGTGGCCGCCGCAAGGACCAGCGCATCATCGACAGCACGCCGCTGATTGCCGTGCGTGTCCTGCAATCGGGCCTGATGACGGGCGTGAGTTCGCCGGCCCGCCCGTGGTTCCGGCTGCGCTTCGCAGATCCTGCGATGAACCAAGCCGATGGCGCGCGGGGATGGCTCGACGAAGTGCAGAAGCGCATCCTGCATGTGTTCGCGCGCTCCAACCTCTACAACTGCCTGCACACGCTCTACGCCGAGCTTGGCACGTTCGGCACGGGCGCGCTGATGGTCGATGAGGACGAGGATACCATTGTCCGCGGCTATCTCCTGACGGTGGGCGAATACTGGCTGGCCTCGTCCAAGCGCCTGCGGGTGGACACGCTCTACCGTTCGTCGTGGTGGTCGGTGCGCCAGATCGTGGCGAAATTCGGTAAGGAGAATGTGAGCGGCGGGATTCGCTCGCTCTACGATGCCGGCCGGCTCGACCAGGAATACGAGATCGTCCACGCGATCGAGCCGAACCCCAACGCCCAGCCGCCGGATGCACGCATTCCCAAGAGCTCGGCATTCCCCTGGGATGGGCGGCTCGCGCAGAACCTGCCGTATCGCTCGGTATGGTTCGAGCGCGCCGCGACGGGTGAGCGCCTGTTGCTGCGTGTCAGCGGCTATCACGAGTTCCCGGCCATGTGTCCGCGCTGGGAAGTGACGGGCACGGACACCTACGGCACCGGAGCGCCGGGTTGGATCGCCTTGGGCGATGCCCAGCAACTGCAGGTCCAGCAGCGCCGCAAGATGGAGGTGATCGACAAGCTCTCGAAGCCGCCCATGAAAGGCCCTCCGTATCTGGAGAACCGGCCTGCATCGATCCTGCCGGGTGGCATGACCATCGTCAGCGAAGGCCAGCAGGGCAAGTTCGAGCCGTCTGTGGTGATGAACCCCGAGTCGGTCAATGCCGTGCGCGAGGACATCACGGAGACGCAGGGACGCGTCAAGGATGCGTTCTACGTCGACCTGTTCATGGCGATGCTGGAAAGCGACCGCCGGGACATCACGGCCCGCGAGGTGGACGAGCGGCACGAAGAAAAAATGCTGATGCTCGGCCCCGTGCTGGAGCGCGTGCACGAGGAGCTTCTCGACCCGCTGGTCAAGCGCGTGTTCAACGTCATGGCGCGGAACCGGCTGATCCCGCCGCCGCCGCAGGGCGTGGATGCGGGCTCGATGCAGATCGAGTTCGTCTCGATCCTGGCGCAAGCGCAGAAGGCAGCGGACCTGACCAGCATCGAGCGCTACTGGCAGTTCGGCGGACAGGTGGCGCAGCTCGGCAAGCCCGAAGTGCTGGACCGCATGGACGTGGACGGCACCATGGACGCCTACAGCGACATGCTGGGCGTGCCGGCCAGTGTCGTGGTCGATAAGGACAAGGCCGATGCCTTGCGCCAGCAGCGGGCGAAGCAGCAGCAGGATGCCGCCAACCTGCAGGCACTGAACGTGGCGGCTGAGACGGGCAAGACCGCCTCGCAGATCAACGTCGGCGGTGGCCGTAACGCCGTGATGGCAGCATTAGGAACCAATCCATGATCAAGAATCGCAATCACGTTCAAGGCGTCCGTGACGCTGTGCATGCCGGCATTAGTGAGTTCGGCACCAAATATCATATCGGCGAAGGCGGCCTTGATGGCGCAGATGCCGTAACGGGCATTGCCATGGTGCTGCGCGACATGATCAAGAGCGCGCCCGACAGCTACACGCGGTCAATGCTGGCGCGTCAGGTGATCAACGTGATCGAGGACGCTGCCCGTGGCCCGCTCATCCTGCCCGGCGGCCACGCATGACCCGCAACATCGGCGACCAGCGCGAGGTCGATAAGGACCGAAAGTCTCTCAAGGTCGAGCGCGCCCGGCTCAAGGAGCGGCTGCGCTGGCTGATGGGCGACGAGCGTGGCCGAACCTATCTGGCCGATCTGGTGCGCGACAGCCATGCGTTCGCGACGAGCGAGGTCTCCACCACGCATGACGCGCTGCTGCTGCGTGAAGGCATGCGCGTGATGGGCCTCAGGATCGCGAACGACGTGCGCGAACACTGTCCCGAACATTTCCCGGCGCTTCTGTCGCTGACAATGCGCAATCCCCTTGAAGGAGCAAAAGATGTCGGAACAGCCGACGACGAATAATACGCCCGATCCGGCAGCTCCGCCTGCCGCTGCCGATCCAGCGGTACAGCCGGCCAAGGCCGAGCCGTCGCTGCTTGCCACTCCGCCTGCGGCCGATCCCGGCGCTGCACCCCAGCAAACCCCGGAACAGAAGGCAGAGGCCGACAAGGCTGCGGCGGAGTCCAAGGTTCGCACCGATGCGTTCGCAGCGGCGGCACCGGAGGCCAAGAAAGCCGCTTACGAAGCGCTGACCAAGGACGAGAAGATCGCAGCCTTCAAGGCCATGGACGACGCGGCGAAGAAGGCGCTGGGCGTCGAGGACCCGGCGCTGCCGGTCTACACCGAGTTCAAGCTGCCTGAGGGCATGACCCTTGACGAAGGCTCCATGAAGCAGGCCACGGACCTGTTCAAGTCCGCCGGCCTCGATCAGGAGACGGCGCAGAAGTTCATCGATCTTGCAACGTCGCGCGAGCAGGCCGCCGCCAAGCAGAGCGTGCAGACCTTCGTCGACATGCAGAACAAATGGGTCGGAGAGATCAAGGCAGATCCCGAAATCGGCGGCGAAAAACTGGAGGCCAACATCGCCTCGGTCGGCCGGCTGATCGATCGCCTGAACATCCCCGACCTGAAAGACGCACTCAATCTCACGGGGGCCGGGAACAATCCAGCCGTCGTGAAGGCCTTCGTGCGTCTTGCGCAGATGATCGCTGAGGACCGTTTCGAGACCGGCCACGCCGCTCCAGACACCTTTCAGGGTCGGACGCCGAACTACTACGGCGACACGGGACCGAAGCAGTCGGCCGACGCTTAACCCTCTCGAACCATAGGACAATCCAATGGCAACCCTTGCTTCTTCGGCCCTGACTCTCGCGGAGTGGGGCACGCGTATGGGACCGGGCAATCAGGTCTCCGACATCATCGAACTGCTCGGCCAGACCAACGAGATGCTGACCGACATGCTGTGGATGGAGTGCAACGACGGCGCCGGTCACAAGACGACCGTGCGCACCGGCCTGCCCTCGGCCACGTGGCGCCTGCTGAACTACGGCGTCGCCAAGTCCAAGAGCACGACTGCGCAGGTCCGTGACTCGACGGGCATGCTCGAAGCCTATTCGGACATCGACAAGGCGCTGGCCGACCTCAACGGCAACACCGCTGAGTTCCGCATGGGCGAGGATCGCGCATTCATCGAGTCGATGAACCAGAGCATGCAGGGCGGCGTCCTGTACGGCAGCACGGCGGTCAATCCGGAGCGCTTCACCGGCCTCGGCCCGCGCTTCAACTCCAAGTCGGCCGGCAACGGCGGCAATATCGTCGACGCCGGCGGCTCCTCGAACACCAACACCTCCATCTGGCTGGTGGGCTGGGGCCAGAACACGGTCCATGGCCTGTTTCCCAAGGGCAGCAAGGCGGGCCTGCAGGTGCGTGATCTCGGCGAAGTACCGCTCTACGACGCCAACAACAACGTCTACCAGGGCTACCGCACGCACTTCAAGTGGGACTGCGGCCTGACCGTTCGCGACTGGCGTTTCGTTGTCCGCATCGCCAACATCAACGTCACGTCCGGGGCCGTCACGACCTCGAACCTGATCAGCTTCCTGATCACGGCCCTGAACAAGCTCCCGTATGCGTCGGCGGCCGGCAACAGCCCGCCTCCGGGTGCGCCGGGCGGCACGATCACCAAGCCGGGGCAGGTGAACTGCTCGTTCTACTGCAACCGCACGGTGCGCACGCAGCTCGACCTCCAGGCGATGGCCAAGACCAACAACTTCCTGACCATCGAGACTCGCGACGGCAAGCCTTACACGGCTTTCCGCGGCATCCCGATCCGCATCTGCGATCAGATCCTCAACACCGAAGGCAACGTGTCCTGAGCGGCGCGAGAAGGAGTTCCCTACCATGATCATCGACAGCCAGAACCAGTTCTCCGCCGCACAGGCCGTCACCTCGACGGGCTCGACGGCGAGCACGAACGTCATCGACCTCGGCATCGCCCGCGACATTGCGGGCGGCGTCAGCGAGGACATCCGCCTGATGGTGCAGGTCAACACGACCTTCACCTCCGCCGGCTCTGCGACCCTGCAGGTCCAGCTTCAGACCTCGGCCGACAATTCGGCCTGGACCACGCTGGCCCAGACCGATGCGATCGCCGTGGCCTCGCTCGTGCAGGGCTACAAGTTCTGGGAGAACGGCTACGCTGGCCCGACCTCCCGGTACATCCGCCTCAACTACGTGGTCGGCACCGCGGCCATGACGGCGGGCAAGATCGACGCGGCCATCGTGCCGTCGCTCGATATCCAGCCGGTCTACGCCCGTGGCTACACGGCGTAGGTGAGCGATGGCCAAGCCCAAGACCCCCTGCAAGGTCCTCGAACCGGCCTTCATCGGTGATCGTCTCTACGAAGCCGGTGAGGTCGCCATGGCGGAGGGGGATGTGGACAACGCGCCGCATCTCAAGCCGCTGAAGGGCAAGGAAGCCGAGAAGGCCATCGCGGCCGTGGACGAGACTTTGCAGTAACCGATACCGGGGCCGGGTTCGCTCGGCCCCGTCCTTTCCTCCCGGAGGCGCGCAATGGTCAGCTTGAAGATGACACCCAAAGAGGCGAAGGCCGAAGGCTACGGCGCGCCCGCCGAAGTGCCTGTGCCGGAATACCCGTGGGGGACCGTGCTCACTCTGACCGACGAGCAGGTCAAGGCGCTGTGGCCGAACGGTCCACCCGTCAAGGAGGCCGTCCTTAAACTTGACGCCGCTGCTTACGTGAAGGGCATCAGTGTGGACGATCGCGAGGGGCAGCCGCGGCGCATCAGTGTCGACCTGCAGGTGACTGACATCGCGATCGAGACGGACGGAGACAAGGACTTGCCGAACTACTACGGCAAGAGTGGTCCGCGGCAGTCGGCGGCCTGATGACCTCCGTCGTCGACATTTGCAACGCCGCTATCAGCCACTGCGGCACGCGCTCCAAGATCAGCTCGATCGACGAGGCGTCGCGGGAAGCCCTGGCCTGCAAGACGCATTACGAGCAGGTGCGGGACGGCGCGCTGCGGTCCTACGACTGGAACTTCGCGCGCATGACTGTGAGCCTCGCGGCGCTCACCTGCTCGGTTCAGCGCTGGCAGTACGAATATGCCGTGCCCGTCGATTGCCTGCGCCTGCGCCGGCTGAACGATCAGCCCATGCTGTTGATCCCGCCGACCTGGTACGAGATGGCGGCCGACAAGGATGCGGACGGCAACCCGATCAACGTGATCTTCACGAACCAGTCTCCGGTGAGCGCCATCTATACGGCGCTGATCGCCGATCCCTCGCGCTGGGACAGCGGCTTTCAGGATGTGGTGGCCTATGGGCTGGCCTCCCGCATCGCCTTCGAGTTGACGGGCAAGGAAGAAGTCGTTGCCCGCGTCACCAAGCTCTGGGCTGGGACCTTGAGCCAAGCCGCGACGGACATGCTGAACGAGAATCCCAGCCCTGCGCCCACCTATGTTCCCGAGGCCCTGTCCGCGCGTGGTTACGATGATGGCTTGGCAGAGCAGGGGCTGACCTGGCCCCGAAGCTGGGGCTGATGCCGGTTTTCACCGCCATACAGCCGTCGTTCGCTGCCGGCGAGTTGACACCTCTCGCGTGGGGGCGGGTCGACCTCGCCAAGTTCCATGTCGGCTGCCGCACGCTGGAGAACTTCCTCGTGCATCCGCAGGGCGGCGCGTCGAACCGTCCCGGTACGCGTTATATCGGTGAGGTGGACGACAGCACCAAGCGCCACCGGCTGATCCCGTTCGAGTTCCGCACGTTGCCCACGGGTCAAGCCTATGCGCTGGTGTTCGGCGACATGACCATGCAGGTGGTGATGTTCAACGGCACGAGCTGGGGGTTCGTGCTGGACGGCTCGAACAACATCTACACGCTCACGACGCCCTACGCCTACACCGACCTGCCCACGCTGAAATTCGTGCAGAGCGCGGACACGATGACGCTCGTGCATCCGAGCTACGCGCCGCAGAAGCTGACCCGCACGGCGCACGATGCATGGACCATCGGCCCGATCACCTTCGCGCCCACCACAGCCGCCCCGACTGGCCTTGCTTCCACGACTCCCGGCTCGTCAGGTTCGACCCTTGTTGTGACGGCGATCAACGGCACCACGGGCGAGGAAAGCCTTGCCTCAGCATCGGCCACCGGTACGGGCTCGACCGACGTGTGGAACTGGACGGCGGTTTCGGGCGCCAAGCTTTACAACGTCTACAAGAAAACCGGCTCGGTGTTCGGCTTCATCGCCCAGGTGTCGACCAACACCTTCACCGAGGACAATCTTTCGCCCAACATCAGCAACCAGCCGGCCACGGGCTCGACCGATCCTTTCCCGAGCACGGGAAACTATCCGGGCGCCACGGGCTACTATCAGCAGCGGCAATGGTTCGGCGATACTTCGAACAATCCCGGCGGCCTGTGGGCCAGCCAGTCCGGCGCCTTCAACAACATGAACACCAGCACGCCGACGCAGGACTCGGACGCGATCACCCGCACGCTTGTCTCGGGCGAGGTGGACGAGGTGCGCCATCTGGTGCCAGTCGGAACCTCCATGCTGATCCTGACCTCGGGCGCGATCTGGCGCTGCTGGCCGGGGCCGTCCTCCGTCGCCCTCACGCCCGGCTCTTGCTACACGCTGCCACAGGATGCGATCGGCACCAGCCACGTGCCGCCGTTCTGGACCGACAACTCTCTGGTGATGTTCCAGGAAAAGGGCGTCACCCTGCAGGCCCTGCGCTACGACGCCATTCAGGACCTGTTCACACCGCAGGACATGGGCGTGCTGGCGCAGCATCTGTTCTTCGACGTGAACGGCACCTATCAGATCCAGGAACGGGCATGGGCCAAGGCGCCGTTCCGTATCTGCTGGTGCGTGCGCTCGGATGGGACCTTGCTCGGCTTCACCTACATGCGCGAGCAGGATGTCTATGCCTGGCACCGGCACACGACGCAGGGAACGGTCGAAAGCATCTGCTCGATCACCGAGGCCGATGGCTTCGGCGGCTACGAGGACGCGGTTTACCTGATCATCAACCGGACGGTGAACGGGGCGACCAAGCGCTACGTCGAACGGATGGTCAGCCGCACATTCCCCACGGTCTCGGATATGTGGTTTCTCGACTGTGCCCTGCAATACAGCGGCACGGCGACTGATACCATCTCGGGCTTGTCGCATCTCGAAGGGATGTCTGTCTATGCCCTGTGCGATGGCAGCGTCGTGGGGCCGCTGACGGTCACGAGCGGATCGGTCACGCTCGACGGCAGCTATTCCAAGGTCACGGTCGGGCTGGCCTATACCTCCACGCTCGAAACCCTGAACCTCGAAGTCCCGGGCGGCGGCACGCAGCAAGGCAAGATGAAGAAGATCCCCAAGATCACCGTGCGGGTGAAGGACACGCGCGGCATCTCCATGGGGCTTGCCAGTACGAATCTCGACGGCTCGGACGACCTAGAAGTGCTTGAGGCCAAGGAATATTCGGACCGCAGCCTCGGCACGGCGCTGGCGACCTACACCGGCGACCTGCTGCTGGAGGTACCGACCGAATGGGACACGGATGGCCGGATCGTGGTCGAACAGACCTATCCTTTGCCGGTGACGATCCTCGATCTCATCCCTGATGTGAACCTCGGCGCATGATCGAGCTCGTTCCCGCCACCTTCGACCACGCCAAGCGCATTCAGTTGCGCTGGGGCGATGCCTGCGAAGTCGCGGCCATTGGCCTGTCGAAAGAAGCGGCCATCGTGCAGAGCATGGAACGGTCCCTGTGGGCTGAAACCTATCTGGTGGACGGGCAAGTGGCGGCCATCGTGGGCCTTGGCATCTCGGCCATGATCGGTGGCCATGGCGTGCCGTGGCTGCTCACCGGGCCAGCCTGCGAGAAGAACAAGCGCCGGTTCATGGTCGAATCCCGCCGGCAGGTCGAGCGGATGCTGGAGCAGGTCTCGCCGCTGATCAACTACGTGCACGCCGATTACAGCCGCGCGGTCCGCTGGCTGGGCTGGCTGGGCTTCGAGATCGACGAACCGGCCGGCGGCTTCCGGCGCATCTACAAGGAGGCCGTATGATCTTCCGCCGCTCCTATAGCGACCCCTTCCGCCGCGACGTGCCGGCCGCGTGTTTCGGCCCGGCGATGATGGCCCCCATGATGGCGGCCTCTCTCGCCCTTGGCGCGGCGGGCACGGCGATGTCTGTCATTGGCCAGTCCAATCAGGCGGCGGCGCAGGCCAGACAGGCCAACTACATGGCCCAGGTCGCGCGCAACAACCAGACCATCGCGCAGAGGAACGCCACCCTAGCCACACAGGAAGGCGAGGCGGCCGCGCAGCAGCAGGAACTGCGGACCCGCTCGATCACCGGCAGCCAGAAGGCCGCCCTTGCCGCGCAGGGCGGAGACATCACCACCGGCTCGAACAAGAACATCATCGGCGACACGGCGATGGCGGGTCAGGCCGATGTGGACGCGATCAAGTACAACGCCGCGCTCAAGGCCTATGGCTACAACCTGCAGGCGGCGGGAGCCGGTGCATCGGCCAGCAACTACAGTGCAGCCGCCACGAACGCGACGGCGAACCTGCCGTTTACCATCGGCTCTACCCTGCTCGGTGGCGCGTCGAGCGCGGCTGGCAAGTGGTACGACTACATGCGCGCGAATCCGGGTGGCGGAGGCGGTGGCGGCAATATCAATCCGATGGACGGCAGCTATGTATCAACGACCTGAGAACCCATAAGCGCCATGGCTAGCCAGTTCCTCATCCCCGAATACAACCTGCCGCGCGTCCTGCCGCAGGGCCAGATTCCCAGCGAGCAGGTCGCGACCCCCGCGCTCGCCTTCGGTCCCGATGGCAGCCAGTTGCAGCAGGCCGGCGCGCGCCTCGATCAAGCGGGCAACACCGTCCAGAACATCTTCGACAAGGAGGCCGCACTCGCCAACCAGGCGCGGGTCGAGGAGGGCGTCAACCAGTTCGTGGCCGAGAGCCAGAAGATGCTCTATTCGGACCCGGACGCCTTCTATCGCAAGCAGGGACAGGACGCGATCACCGGGGCGCAGGTCACGACCGACAGGCTGCAGGCGCTGAAGGAGCAGTTGCTCGGCGGCATGTCCAACCCTGTGCAAAAGCAGGCGCTGGCGACACGGCTGGACAGCCAGATCAACAGCGCCACGGCGGGCATGTCCCGACACGTCACGATCCAGAGCATGACGTGGCAGAAGCAGGTCGCGGCCGGTCGTCAGCAGATGAATCAGTTGAAGGCCTCGAACCAGTACAACGACGATGACCTTCTCGACTCGGCGGCGAGCGATGCCGCACAGGGAGCGATCCAGCAGGCGCATGTCGAGGGCCACACGAACCCGGACGGATCGGTCAACATGGCCGATCCCTATGTGCAGGCGCAAATCCTTGCGGCCAAGGGAGGCGTATACAAGACTGCCATCCTGCAGCGCATCGCGCACGGCGACCTGCGGTCGGCGTCTGCGCTGTACGAACGCGTCAAGGATCAAGTCGGACTGAAGGCCGATCTCTCTCTGGCTACGCAGATGAAGGGCATCCGGACGCAGGTCAACGGGCAGGATATCGCCAATGACGCATTATCAAAGCAGGGAGCCCCGCCGATTCCCGGTAGTGATGGTGGCCCGCGTGAGAACAACATCGGTAACTTGCGGCCGGTAGGGGCGAATACCGGCTTCCAGTCCTTTCAGACCTTCGATGAAGGGGTGACGGCGGCTGTCCAGAATCTGCGCAAATATCCGGCCTCTTTCAATGGCGGCAAGCCGATGACCTTGACGCAGATCGGTCAGCATTGGGCGCCAGCCGGAGACGGCAACAACGATCCGACACAGTGGGCGAAGAACGTGGGCGCCACAGCCGGCATCGATCCAAACACGCCGGTCGATCTCAGCAACCCACAGATAGCTGCTAAGGTTGCCCGCGGCATTCACGCGGCGGAGTGGGGCACATCCAATATCAAGGATGTCAGCGCCTACTTGCCGGGTGCAAATGCAGCCTTCGGTGGGCCCAACCCACAAGGTGGCACCGGTCCCGCTTTCAAGGGTGATATCAGCGCGGCCTACAGGGCGGCATCGGACGACATTAGTACGCGCACCGATATTAGCCCGGCGGAACGTACGGCTGCGCTCACCATTCTGAACAAGCAGCGCACAGCCATCACAGGCTACCAGACTGCGGCCGTGAAGAGCCTGACGGACGAGGTGAACAGTACGCTTGCGGTCGCCTTCGCCAATCCGTCGTCGCTCAAGCCAAACACGCTCGCCGGGTTTGCGGACCGTGCGGCTGCTCTAGGCGAGCAGGAGTTGGCGACCAAGTACCGCTATCTGGCCTCGATGGAAGGCACGATCCGCAATGGCATCCTGAACGCGCCGCAGGATCAACGGAAGCTGTTGGGCTCGATCCTCGACGGCCTGCCGAAGCAGATCATCGAAGTCATCAAGTCGGGCAACGGCGATGCCGTGGCGGCGGCGGACAATAGCTTCGCCAAGCTCCGGCAGGCGCAATCAGACGGACTCGACCCGGCCGGTCTGACCAAGATGGCGACGGACACGATCAACCTCTACACCGCGGCCGGCAAGGGCACGAAGGCGCAGGAGGTGCAGGAGTTTCTTGGCGCGGCGCTGGGAGCGGGCAAGGCAGCCAAGTTGCCGCCGGCCCAACAGCAGCAGGCAATGAACGAGCTTTCCGACACGGTGGCGAAGGGACAGGCGACGGAACAGCAGCTTGAGCTTTACCACATGCTCAAGGCCGGCTTTGCCCATCAGCAGGAAGCCTTCAGCAAGGATGCCTATTCGGCCGGAACCTCGCTCTATCCGCAGGTCGGCCAGCCGGTGGCGCTCGACTGGAACGCAACCGATCCGGCAACGCTCGACCAGCAGCTTGCCATGCGCACCAAGCAGGCGCAGCAGATCGACGCGCTGCGGGGCACGAACAACACCCTGCCGTTCTCCCAGCCGGAGTTGCACCAGTTGCGCGCTTCCCTCGATGCCGCCGGCCCGGACCGACAGGCCGCCATCTTCCGTTCGCTCTCGCGCCTGCCGGCCGAGATGGTGCCGCGTGTCGTCTCTGCCCTGGCGGGCAAGAACGACACGGGCGACCCGCTCAGTCGGTCCTATGCTGCCGCGCTGGGGCTCTATGCCGACCACGACCCGGACCACGATGCCGTGGCCGATCAAGTCCTGAAGGGCGCACAGATCATGAAGGGTGGCGGGGCGGAAGGTAAGACGCCTGTGCCAACCTCTCCGGGCTGGAAGGCCGAATTGCAGAACCGCATGGGCAATGTGCTCAAGGACATGCCCAAAGCCGCGCCCATGGTCGAGGATGCCATTGCGGCGGTCTACACCTACCAGATGACGCAGGCCGGCAAGCAGGGCGCACCGCTCGATACCGGCGTTCTCGATAGTGCCATTGACACGGTGCTGGGCAAGCCGATCACCCGCAACGGTCAGGCGATCATGGTGCCGAAGGGCGTCAACACCTACCAGTTCGATGGTGCATTGCACACGCTGACCGATGGCGACCTTGGCGGGGCCAAGACCCTCGAAGGTGATCCGGTGTCCGCGGATGTGGTCTATCGCCGTGGTGTGCTTTCCAGTGTGGGCAATGGGCGCTATCTGGTGCGCATTCCCGATCCGCGTGCGGGCGGAGATCTGCGGCCGTTCCGCGATCCGGCGACCGGTCAGAATTTCGTTCTGGACATCCGGCCACTCCTGCAGCGCGCGGGCGGCAACCTCTCGGCGCCGCCGGACGAGTTGCCCAATCCGCTGGCGGGAGTGCGATAGTTGGGCCTGCTCGACGCCTACGCCGCACAGTCCAACAACGCGCAGGATGAAGCGCCGCTGACGACCTTGCCCCGCACGGCCGGTGAGCGCTTCGGCGCCGAGTTCGAGGCGGCGTTTGCCCCGGATCGATACTTCACGCTGAACAGCGCCCGGCGCGACTGGTTCGAGAAGGCGAACGATCAGCTCTTCCAGAACACCGGCAAGCGGCTGCCGCTGCCGATGGACGAGCCGACTGCGGACGAGCTCAACCAGCACCAGGGCTCGGTGACCGATCGCCTGCAGGCCGTCCAGCAGGCCCGCACGCAGGCGTTCATCGACGCGACCCGTTCGGCCGCCGAGACCAACCCCGATCAGATCCTTGCCGAGAACATCGACAGCTATATCGGCCTCGAAGGCCAGTTCGCGCGGCAGAAAGCGGAATCCTATGTCGGCACGGGCAACGGGCTCGCAGCCTTCGCAGGTGCGGCCCTCGCCCCCACCCCGGAGAACATCGCGGGCTTCCTGATCCCGCCGTCCCGCATCGTGACCGGCGCGACAGACATCGGCGGCACGTTCCTGCGGGGGCTGGTCCGTGAAGGCCTCTATCAGGCCGGCGCGAATGCAGGGCTCACGGCGATCAGCCAAGGGCTTGACGCAGCAAGCCGCAGCCAGACCGGCACGGCCCCGACAGCGGGCGAAGTGCTGACCAGCATCACCGAGGCGGGCATTGCGGGCGGCGTGCTGGGCGCCGCAGTCCATGCGTTGCACGCTGGCCCCCGGACCCTGTGGGAGCACTGGAACGCTCTGCCGCAGGAAGCACGAGACGCCGCACCGCTCGATGTGCGCGACGCCTTCAACGTGCTGGAGCGGGACGCGATCTACTCGGGCCAGAACCGGCTCGGCATCGATCCCCTGTTGCACGAGCGCTACCAGGGCAACGCGCTGGACGCCATCATGCGCGGCCGTCCGCTCGACCTGTCGGAGATCCAGCCTGCCGATACGCCGATGACGGCGCTGGTGACGATCCTGCAGCAGGCCCCGGACCAGATCAGGGCGAACCTGCCGGCGCTCACGACTGCGCTCGACCGCATCCAGGCCCTGCCCGATTCGGAGATCGAGCCGTTCGCCCGCGAGTTGAAGCCCAACAGCTTCGCCCGGGTGGACAGGATCACGAGCGACCTGCGGCAGGCGACGTTCTCCCGCATGGAGATCGAGAGCCACGCGCCCTCTGTCCACGACTTCCTCGATCCGGATACCTCGATGCGCCTGCAGGATATCGAGAGCGACCTTGCCAAGCCGGCATTGCCGAAGAAGCAGCGCACGAGTCTGGAGCAGGAACGCGACATGATCCTGCAGACGGTGGACCCGGGCGACCGGCTGCCCAAACAGGCGGCGAAGCAGCAGAAGGCTCAGCTAGCGGCCCTGCAGGAGAAGATCGAGAAGCTGACGGCCCAGCGCACGGAAGCACAGGCGACGGCACAGAAGGCCGTGGACGATTTGCGCACGAAGCTCAACCGCTATGGAAACTTCCTCTCACAGCCGCCCCAATCTCCCGAGGAGATAGCGAAGAGTGCCGATGACATATATCGGGATATGCGCGCGGGACGGAAGCCCAGAACGCCCCAGCCGGAAGGGCCACAGTTCCTTGAATCGCCACGCTTTACCGAATGGTTCAAAGGATCGAAGGCGGTCGATAAGGAAGGCGCGCCGCTCATTCTGTACCATGGCACTATCGACGCCTTCCATGACTTCGATCTATCACATGTCGGGGCTGCGACGGACGCCCCAAGCGCGCGGGAAGGCTTGTTCTTTGCAAGCAATCCCGAGGTCGCGAATAGCTATGCTGTTCCGATCAACCAGTACCGACAAGGCGATTGGATTGAGAAGATCGACCGTCTCACGCGCGGATTCTATTCAAAATTCAATGAGAAAATACTGGCCCTAATCGGCAAGGATGGCGTCCGCGACGTAGGATCGCCGAATGTTCGGCCAGTCTACGTGAAGCTGAAAAACCCGAAGATTGTCGACCAACGCGGGGCCGAATATCGCGAGGAGAGCTATTTCGACATCATCAAGAAGGCCAAGGAAGAAGGCCACGATGGTGTGATCATCAGAAACACATATGATGAGGGCTTCTCGGAAGAGGGCCGCAAGCTCACGGATGTTTATGTCGTATTCGACAAGGACCAGACAAAGGCGTTTTCGGAACGCTTTGAGGGCCGCATTGATCACCTCAAGCGGGAATTGTCGACTGATCACCTCGCGCCTGAGAAGCTATCAGATGCTCTCCAGCGCGCGGAGTTCGAGCGGCAGGCCCGCATCGTGCGCGAGCATGTGGCGCCGCAGCCGGTCGGTCCGGAAGTCAAGCCGGCCAGCGTTTCAAGCCCTTCTACGCCATCTGAGCCCGCCACCCCGGAAATCGATGTACAAGGCCTGATGAAGGGCAAGAGCGCCAGCGAGGCGCGTAATGCCCTGTTGCGGGAACTGGAGGGCCACGAGGCGGACATTAAGGACGCGCAACGGATTTCGGCCTGCCTGACCGGAGGAGCGGAGCAATGAGCATTGCCGAGTGCATCGCCGAAGCCATTGCCGATGGCACCCTGTCGGAGAAGGGCGCGGCCGAGTTTCGCCAGCGCATGGCGGACAAGGAAAAGCTCGCTGATCAGCAGGGCAAGACCGGACCGGACCGTTACATTTTTGCAACGACCGAAGCCGCCAAGGAGATGGAGCGCCGCGCGACCAGCAAGCGCGCACAAATTCAGCAGACCATCCTCGCGGTTGACCGTGCCTGGGAAGGTGCGAAGAAAAACAAGTTCGGCGTGCGGTGGGGCTTGACGGACGTATTCGGTGAGCACGTGCGGGGCGCGGGTTCGGGTCATTCGATCGGTCAGCAGCAGCGCGGCAACCTGGCGGTCCTGCAATCGATCATGGCCGATACGCTCTCCAAGATGCAAAGCCGCATGGCCGGCCTGAAACAGAACGCCATGCTGCCCCGGCATATCGTGTCGGAACTGTTCAACCGCGCCACGGGCGACGCCGATGCGAAAGAGGGGGCGAAAGCCTGGGATACCGCCCTGAACTGGTGGCGGGACGAGATGCTGCGCTCGGGCGTGTTCGTCCGCCAGTTGGAGGATTGGCGGCTGCCGCAGCATTGGGATTCGGGCGCGGTGAAGGCGGCCGGCAAGGACCGCTTCATGGATGCGCTCACGCAATGGTGGGTTTCCGGCGACCTGCGCCTGCGCGACTGGCAGGCTGACGGCGAGGCATACCTTGCACCGGGCACGCAGGCCGGAACCGACCGCGCCCGCGAGATATTCGAGAAGGCTTACGACAATATCATCACGGGCGGGGATGCCTCGATCGAGCCGGGGGCATTGGAGCGCCACAGCATGGCGGACCGTTACGGCCGGCGCCGGGCGTTCGAGTGGTCCAATGACGCCGCGTGGCTCAACTTCAATCGCACCTTCGGCGTCGGGGATTCGGCGGTCGGCGAACTGCTCAACCGGCATATCGAGCACATGAGCCGCGACCTTGCCTTAGCGCAGGTGCTTGGACCCGATTCCGAGCGGGCCTCACAAATCCTGATCCAGATGGCGCGCAAGGAAGGCGTGGGGCCGACATGGGCCAACCGCCTTGAAGCCATGTACAATATCAACTCCGGGCGCGCGATGATGCCGGTGGACCAGCGGCTGGCTTTGGGCTTCCGCGCGATGCGGCAGTTCCTAGTCTCGGCGCAGCTCGGGAGCACGTTGCTGGGATCCCTGCCGGACTTCGGCTTCACCAAGGCGACGGCCTCGTGGAACGGGTTGGAAATGACCCGAATCGCGACCAAGTACGCGACAGGGCTCTCCGCCGTCCGCCGCACCGACCGAGCCGAGGCCATGCGCTCGGGCCTGATTCTTGAGGTGGGCTTGCGCGGCCTGCACGATGCGGCGCGGGATGCCATCAACGATGTCTCGCGAGCGGGCATGACCGGCAACGCCATTGATGCGGGTCTGAACGGGCTGTCCCGAGTGACCGGCCGCATGGCTGAATACGTGGTCCGTGCGCAAGGCTTAGCCCATCATACGCAGATCCTCCGCGACGCCATCGGGACGGAAATACAGGCCAAGCTGGGCGACCTCGCGCCGAAATCATGGGGCCAGCTCACCGGCATCGAAAAGCGCCTGTTCACCGAATACGGCATGGGTGAGAAGGATTGGGACTTGCTGCGCACCAAGGGGCTGGATCGGGGCTTTGTCAGCCCGGCCAAGCTCGCACGCGAAGGTGAGGGCGCTGAGCGGGATGCGGCGACCAAGCTGCTGGGCGCGATTGCCAGCGTGCAGCGCATCGCGGTTCCCGAAGGCAACACGGTCACCCGGGCCTTCCTGATGGGCAGCAGCCGGCCAGGAACGGTGTACGGTGAGATTGCCCGGTCCTTCGGCCAGTACAAGGGCTTCGGCATGTCGGCCTTTATGACCACGTATTTCCGGAGGCTGGAGCCGCTGGCCGACGGCGAAGGGAAATGGAACCGCGCGCAATGGCTGGCCTCGCTGATCGTCACGACAACCGTGTTAGGGGCCTTGGGCAACCAGTTGAAGGACATCGCCAACGGCAAGGACCCGGAGCCGATGAGCAGCGCCGGCTTCTGGGCGCGGGCCTTTGCGCAGGGTGGCGCGGGTGGCATCTTCGGCACCGAACTGAACTCCATTTTCCAATCCATGCGGCTAGGCGATCCCAGCCGGGCGCTGACACCTATGGCCGGTCTCGGCCTCGACCTTCAGCAAGCCATCTTCGGTCCGATCCACGGGCAAGCGAACCTCAACCAATCAGGCACGACCCGCGAGACCTTCGGCATGGGCGTGGCCCACCTGTTGCATAAATACACACCCTCCGTCTGGTACACGCGGCTGGCGATGGACCGGCTGGTCCACGACACGCTCACCCGCATGGTCGATCCCAACTACGCCTCGACCTTCCAGCGCATGGAACAGCACCTAAGACAGGAGAATACTTCCTACTGGTGGCATCCCGGCGCAGCCCGACCCTTCGAAGGCAACCTCAACATCTCCCGCGCGCCGAACCTCGACAACGCCCTGCAGTAGGTTCTGTTGACCGGAATAGGGGGCAAAAGGGCACCAGACTTATAACCGTCGAATGACGGTTTCCTCGACCTCCTGCCGAGTCGTCTATCTCGGAAATGGCTCTACCACGAGCTTCCCTTTCGCTTTCAAGGTGCTGGCCGCCAGCGATCTGACGGTCCTCTACACCGACGCAAACGGCAACATCACGACCCTGACCTCGGGGCAATACACGGTCGTCGGCGCGTTCCCGACGCCGAATACAGGCGGGTCGGTCACCTACAACCCGAACGGCACGCCGATCGCTGCCGGAACGACGCTCACGATCTACCGCAACGAAGATGCAACCCAGCCATCCTCGATCTCGAACCAGGGGGCAAGCTGGCCCTCGGTGATCGAGCAGGCATTGGACCGCGTGACCCTGCTCGTCCAGCAGTTCATCGACAAGGTGAACCGCAGTCTGCGGGTGGGACCGAACGATGGCACGACGCTGAACGAATTGCCCGCGGCGGCTCAACGGGCAAACTCGGTTCTCGGCTTTGATGCCAGCGGTCAGCCTGTGGCTGTGCAGGGAATCACCAGTGCTCCGGTTTCGACGTGGCTCGCGACCAATTTCCTCCCGATGGCTTCGCGCACGGCAGCTCTTGGGGCTCTGGGTGGAGCAGGCACGGCGGACAACAACGGGTTCACTGGCACCAATAGCTTCAGCCAGTCTCCGACTGTGCCGACGCCGGCGATGGCGGACAATTCCACCAAAGTGGCCGATACCGCTTTCGTGGCCGGGGCCTTGGGCGGCACGGCGCTACGTTCGTATCTGGCCGGCGTGACTCTCTCCAACAACGCCACAACTCCAAACAGCAAGATCGACGTTGCGGCCGGTGTCTGTTCTGACAGCACGAACAGCCAGATGCTGGCGGTCGCGGCGGGGACTATCGACTGCGGCACGACCGGCGCCAATGGACTTGACGCCGGCACGCTTGCCAACTCGACGTGGTATCACGCCTTTGTCATCGGCAAGACAGACGGCACGACGGCGTTGCTCGCGTCCACGAGCGTCAGCTCGCCCACGATGCCGACTGGCTACACGCTCAAGCGGCGCATTGGCAGCTTCAAGACGGACGGCAGCGCGCACCTCCTCGCCTTCAAGCAAAAGGGCGACAGGTTTCTGTGGGCGCTCCCCTCGGTCGACCTTAACCAATCGAACGTCAACTTCCCGACCGTCCTCACCGCGCTCACGTTGAATGTGCCGACAGGCGTGCAGGTCGACGCGCTCTTCGTCCCCAAGCTCGGCAACGCCGGCGTTCTCTACATCGGCTTCTTCTCGCCGGACCTATCGAGCTCGATCACCGTGCCAAACAGCGCCAATGCCAACGTGATCGCTAGCGCCAATTTCGGCGTGGCGTATCTCGCAGTCCGAACGAACACCTCTGGCCAGGTCAACTGGATCGCCAGCGGTGGGGGCACTTCACAAACCGCAGTCATCAGCACCGAAGGCTGGATCGATAGCCGCGGTCGAGATTCCTAGGAGCCCACAATGCCCCCCACCGACTACCCTGTGATCACCGATAGCGGCAAGTATCAGGCCGTTGCTGCAGGCCAATCTGCAACGCCGCTCTCTGGTGGCGGCGGTGGTGCGGTGGGGGATTACCTCGCGGGCGTTCTGATCGTGCCGGCCAGTACCTCTCCGGGTGCCGTGTCGATCACGGACGGCTCGGGATCGGCCATCACCATCTTCTCGGGCGGCACGTCGAGCGTGACCAGCCTCGTGTCGTTCTTCGTTCCCATCGGGGCGTACAGCGCAAGCGGGCCATGGAAGGTGACCACTGGCGCCTCGGTCTCCGTGTTCGCTGTTGGCCTGTTCACCTAAATGCGCCGCCGCTTCCAGACCAACGTCGCCGCACTCGGGGGCTCGCTGCTGCTCACCAAGCGGACGGACGTGGCTGCGGCGTTCTCCCTGCGCAGGCTCACAAGCGACTATTCCGGGGCACTCGTGCAGGTTCGCCGCTCGTCCGACAGCGCGACCAAGGATTTCGGCGCGGACCAGCCGGGGGTGAACTGGGCGGAACTGTCTGCGTGGCTCAATGGCGCTGATGGCTTCGTTCCCAAGGGTTACGGCCAGTTCGGAGGGATTGATTTCGCGCAGACGACGGCGGCCAGCCAGCCCAAGATCATATTGGCATCCAATGGGCTACCGGCGCTCCTGTTCAACGGCTCGACGAGCAACATGGCGACGGCGGCATTCACGCTCAATCAGGCGTGGTCCTACTCTCTGTGCTTCCGGCAAGTCTCGGTCAACGCGAACTTCGCTTATCGCTTCGACGGTCTGACTGGTGACACGGGCGCGATGTACTACCGGCCCACAGCTGGAAGCCAGCATGATCAGGAGATGTATGCCGGCAATCCATTGGTGGGCGACTACAACGCCAGCATGCCCACGGGGACACGCGGCATCGTCAGCGGCTGCTTCAACGGCGCTTCCTCGCTCATGGAGGTGAATGGCGCGAGCCTCGCGAGCTTCACCGGCAGCGCAGGCACAGGAAATCCGGGCGGCCTGACCTTGGGATCAAGGGGCGGCGGTTTGGCTAGCACCTTCAGCAATCAGGAGGTGCAGGAGTTTATTGTTCTCAATGATGCCCAGACTTCTCCGCAGCTCAAGGCGCTCGCCGCCCAGCAAGCTCAAGCATGGCCGCTCCGATGAGCGATAGATGGGACCTCTTCCCCTCGCAAGACGCCTGCACCGCAGCCGTGGCGACGATCAACAAGAACATGAGTTTTCCCCTTGCCGATGGCTCGACGCTCACTTGGGCCGAGCCGCGCGAAACCGCTGACGGCAAGTACGCCATTCCAGAGCCGCCCGCCGAGCGTATGACCGGCGTGACCGGCTACACGACCACCACGAATCCGACATGGCCTGCGACGCAGGGCATCACATGAACCCCCTTCACGAGGCGGCTCCCGACCACGGTTCCGACGCGATCGAGGGCCTGACCAACCACCAGTGCGGAGGCACCGGCAGATGGCTGATGAAAGACTAGAACAGGGCGGCGGCGAGTCAAATCGCCGGGGTGCGAGATGACGAAACCTGACTGGCTGGGTGATCTCGCCCCTTATCTTCCACCTGCGTTCGGGGCGTTCGTCGGGCTGGTCAACGCGGGCAAGCAAACCCCGCGACAGAAGGCCATCGGCTTCATCTGCGGTTTCGGGCTGGCGGTCTATTTCGGGCCTGCCGTGGCTGAGATCCTTTCGCTTGGACCCAAGGCAACGATCGGCGTCGGCATCCTGATTGCCGTGATCGGCATGGACATCATCGGCGGGATGATGGCGGCGGCGACGGCGTTCAAGGCCGATCCGGTGCGGGCCTTCCGCGAATGGTGGGGGGCCTGGTGGCGGAGGGGCGAACCGTGACCGTCCACGAATGGCAAGTCCTCGCGATCTGCGGCCTTGCGCTGTTGTGGTGGCTGGCGCGCTCGCATGTCCGCAAGTGGTGGAGGGCGCGGCAGTGATCGACCGTAAAGCCTTCTTCACAGCGGCACGCGAACGGCCCTTCGGCGGCTCGATGACACAGCGGCAAGTCGATGGCTGCAATGCGCTCCTTGATGAATGGGAAGCGCGCTATCCCGCCGGCGACCTGCGGTGGTTGGCCTACGAGCTCGCGACCTGCAAGTGGGAGACGGGACATACCATGCAGCCGGTCGAGGAGTGGGGCCACGGAGCAGGCCACCCTTACGGCGTGAGGGACCCGATCACTGGCCAAGTCTATGACGGACGCGGAGACGTACAGCTCACCTGGAGAGCGAATTACCAGAAGATGAGCGGCGTCGTCGGCGTCGATCTCGTCAACCATCCGGAGCTTGCCCTCGACCCGCGCATCGCAGCGGCCATTCTCTTCGAGGGTATGGAGCATGGCGACTTCACCGGAGTAGGGCTCCCTGAGTTCTTCAACCCGACAACTGACGATCCAGTTGGGGCGCGACGCATCATCAACGGCACCGACCATGCCGAGGATATTGCAGAGATTCATCGGGGGTTCTTGGCAGCCCTGCAAGGAGGCGGCAATGCAACTGCCTGATTTCGGACCGACGATCGAGGACTATTGGAGCGGGGCGAAGGCCATCGTCTATGCGACCAGATGGTGGCTGACGGCATGGGCTGGGGCCTTCGTGCTGGGCGTAGTGCTGGGTGCGCTCCTGTGAGCCTCGCGACCATCCTCAAGCTCGCGCCGTACCTGCTGGCGCTGCTCGGCATCCTCGGAGGCGGCGGATACGGCCTGATCGAGCGGGCCAATTACGAGCAGGAAAAGGCCGCGCGCGCTCAAGACCTCTCTGACGCCCGAGCCGCCGCCCTGAAAGCCCAGCAAGAGGACGCCACGCACACCGCTGCGCTGGTCGGCCAGTACGCCGCAGAGAACGACAAACTGAAGGACCAAGCGAATGCCCGGTCGATTGCGATTGCCACGGCCCCGAATGGCAATGGCTGTACTGCTAGTGCTCCCATGCGTGCTTTCTTTGCAGGCGTGCGCGCCAGCACCGACAAGGCCGGTAGTGGTCAACCGCATTCCGCCCGCTGAGCTCGTGCGCCCGTGTCCTGATCGGCCGCCTGTGCCTGCCGTGTTCATGGATGACCGGGAAATGGCGCAGTGGGTGAGCCAGGATGATGAAGCGGGAGAAGCCTGCCGTGTCGCCCATGCTGCCCTGAGCAAGTGGGCAACGGAGCCGCCCAAATGAACGGAGCGCGCAATAGCAGCGGCCACACCGGGATCACTGATCCGCAGTTCAAGGCGATCTGGATTGAATGCAACGGCAATGCGGCGGAAGTAGAGCGGGTAACGGGCATCTCCTATCGGAACGTCTTAGCCCGGCGAAACAAGGTGGAGCGCAATTTAGGCATCCATCTTCCGTCGTCGGGTCTGGCCGGCGGGAAGGGCAGGGGTGACAACGGCGCGAACCCTTACAACTACAACCCTCGCCTGACCATCGAGGGCTTCACCGGCCGGGCCGTCATCTTCTCGGATGCCCACTGGTGGGCCGGGATCAGCGACACGCCCGCTTATCGCGGCCTGCTGGAGGTGATCAAGCAGGAGAAGCCCGGGCTGGTGATCGCCAACGGTGACATTCTGGATGGCTCCAAGGTGTCCCGCTTCCCGCCCGATGGCTGGGACCGCCGGCCGCGCATGTCGGACGAGCTGGACGAGGTGAAGGAGCGCATGGCCGAGATCCGGGCGGCCTATCGCGGCGCTCGACACATCCGGACCCTCGGCAACCATGACTCGCGCTTCGATCGCTGGCTGGCCGTCAATGCCGGCGAGTTCGAGGGCATCCAGGGCTTCCGTCTGTCCGACCATCTGCCGGAATGGGAGGAGTGCATCACCCTGTTCGTGAACGGCCATACTGTCGTCAAGCACAGGTTCAACGGCGGGCAGCACGCGGCGTACAACAATACCCTGCGGGCCGGAACCAACATCTTCACCGGGCATACCCATCGGCTCGGCGTCACAGCCTGGGGCGATTACAACGGCCGGCGCTATGGCTGCGAGACAGGTTCTCTTGCCGAGATCGGCGGCCCGCAGTTCGCCTATGCCGAAGATAATCCAAGCTCCGGCTGTTCGGGCTTTGCCGTCGCGACCTTCGACAAGGAGGGACGGCTGCTCTATCCCGAGCTGGCCGAGTCCATCGGCGGTGTCTGCTACTTCCGGGGCAAGAGGATTGCGAGCATTCGGCGCAAGGTAGCAGCATGAAGAAGCGGCGCCCGCGCGATCGGCGTGGTACAAAGAGGAAGTGATGGACGAGATACAGGCCCGCGCGGAAGGCACTTTCCCTCGCTTCGTGATGGAAGGCGGAAAGCTCCTGTTCAAGCTGTTCGATCCAGAGTCGGGAAAGGATCGGGTCCTGTGCGAGATTCCGGCGCGACGGGCAAAGATCATGCAACTGGATTTAGCCCAAGCCATCTTGTTGATGGAGCCGTGAGAGTGATTGCTGCGGGCCGGATTAGGACGTTGCCCAGACTATCGCGAGATGGCTGGGATCGTACCGGCCGCTGCTGACTTCAGCGCATTGGCACTCACGACAGATACCGCCGCAGCGACATCGAGTATACAGAAATGCAAGCCGATGGGCTAGAGGGAGAGGGAGGGCCTTTCACCCTCTCGGTGGACGTTGCGCTGCTATGCCTAGCCCGCTCAGACATCCGGCCACTCAGAGCCTTGCGAAGTGTAGGTGTTGCTCCACACCAGATTCACGCCTCGCTCGCGGGGCCAGCCATTCCCGTTGTAGTCGTCTGGCCCGTTACCTTTACCCACTACTCCCTGACATCATCAGGCTTCGCGGTCCCGGCGGTAAAAACTCGATGCCTCAATATACTCCCACGCCAGTTGTAAGTCACGTGCGAATGCAACGTGATACGAAGTCACTTGTCCTTCTTCACCATCGCCTTAATATGCAGGACATTAAGCTCATACGCTGCCGAGCTTAGGGCTCTACGGGCTGTTTCTATATCGAGGGGCCTGCCCTTGAACCGCTGGAGGATCATGTCCAGCACGGCCTTTTCAAGCTCCTCGACGGTTACAGGCTTGGGCTTGGGCATTCAGCATATTAGCGCGCTTCGCCTCACGTTACGCTTCCGGTCGATCCTTGGAAGCGTGTAGTTCCGCTTCGAAGATCAGCCATTTGCCGACGTGACCCTCAAGTTCCTCTAGCAGATCGTGACCGCCGACCTTCAGTTCATTGTCAGTCCAGAGGTAGCCGGTGATCTCGCTGTATCGAGCGCCAAGATCGGCATCCAATGCGCCTGCGAGTTCGCGGAGGAATCCTTCCTTGATTTCCTGCTCGGGCGCCTCTCGATTGGCTGTCCAGTACCGGACAGTCACGGTCTTGCACTGCATTTCCTCCAATCTCTCGATCAGCGGCGTGTCGGGCTTATCAGAAACATAGAGAACATCTGTTTCCCCCTCGTCGCGATAGTTTCGTAGGCTAAGAAGCCCAGCGATCTTGATGGTTTCCATTGCAATCGATCCTCTCAGTTATCAGTCACGGGTTTGGATAGAGCGATACGATAGTCACTTATCCTTTGATGGGGCATAGGGGGAGGCGGAGACAGCCGCAAGCCATGAATCGGGGAAACCCTTGGAGAGAGGTGATCCATTCGCCCTGCTGCTATCGAGGACTGCCCGAATCATCGCCTCCGTGGGCACGCTCGGCACGATCCTCAATCCCGCTGCGTGGATCTCTGATAGACATTCGCGGACCTCTCGACGGATCGGCTCTGCAAGAATGCACGCGCCATCGTCTGAGGCGCATTTCCCGGCGCGACGCATTGCCGAGCAACCTTGCTTGCAGCGTAGGGCCGCCAGCCGCTCCACCAGATCATCATACTCGCTCATGGGGTGGACCTCGGCAGAACAAGGCCGGGAATTGCGGCGCGGGCTCGCTCCGGGAACGCATGGCAGCATCCTTCGCGACCATTGCAGATCGGGCAAGGCATCCACGGATAGCCGGGAAGCGCCTTCAGCGTCGCGACTTGATGCTTGATTTCGATTTCCTCTTTGCTCTCGCTCATCTCAGTTACTCCTGGTGGGGGAGGGGAACCTTGCCAGAGCTTCGATTGCGGACGCGATGCCGGCCGGCATGCCTCCGACAAACGTCGAGACGGCCGGGCACCAAGCAAACCATTCTCCAGCCATTCGATACGTGGCCAGAGCGGCATGCGCCTGCCTCTCGTGGCGGGGAAAACCGCTCGCCTGAGCGATGATGCGGAGCTCGTAGGGATTTCCCGTCTGGATAACGGCAAGCCGCTCTAGCAGGGTTTCTGACCGCGAGAAGCCTATCTTTACCGGCGTCTCCACAGGACCCTGAATGGCGTAGATCACGCCGAGCGGCGCATAGCGTGGGAGATTGGCTTTCTGGCGGATGGGACTCCCACCCAAGGCTGCTTGGTAGGCTGCCTCAAACCGCTCCTCTCCGGGCTGTCCCGGCAAACATACCGAAATGCCTTGGCGTCGGTATCGCCAGCGCACCTTCCCGTGGCGATCTCTGTATGAATTGGCGCCCGCCGGGCCACGCGCAATTTGCGCGTCCTTCACGTTCTGTTCCGGTGTTTTTCGCTCAGTATCCACATTCCACCGCCTTATTTCTCAATGGATTAGCATACGGGAGGGGCCTTGACATGGCAGGGGTCACAGGTTCAATCCCTGTCGCGCCCACCATCCCGGCCCTTTATTTTCCTACGTTTTATAGCATAACGCCGTTTCCCCTTTGAGGGGGATTTCGCAGAATTTGCGCGTCCATTGCGCGCAACTGCTTCCGTCGCGGCCTTGATATCCATCATCATGTGCTTGCCGTAGACACGCTCCAGCGTGCGCGGGCTGGTCGCCGTCATGCCGGAGACGACCCATGTTGTCGTGACTCGCAGCGCAAGCGTGACGGCCGTGTGCTTCAAAATATGCGGAGTGGCGTGCGGCACTTTGGCGGCCTTCGCGATGTGCCGAAAGGCGCGCTTCACGCTCTTGACCGGCTTGCCTCTGTACTCGATCACGTGGGTCGACCTCGACCGCTTGTGCAGGCGCCGAAGGTGCGCGATCAATCTGGCCGGAATGGCTGTCACCGCACGGCGCTTACGGGTGTAGACGACGCCAGGAACCCGGTAGTCCACTATCCCGGCCTTCAGGTCGACGCGATCCCACGTCAGTTCCAGAATCGCCGTACGGCGCGCGCCTGTGTAGATGCCCAACAGGATGAAAGTGGCTAGATGCCGATGGTGATCAGTCCGGCAAGCCCGAAGCATAGCGGCCACTTGTTCGCGCGTCAGATGGTTCGGATTCGGATCGGGCTCTCGGTCAGAGCCAACGAACGGAGCTACCGCCAGCTCGCCATATTTGACGGCCTGTTTCAGCGCCGCACGCAAAGCCGATCGATGTAGGTTGATGGTGCCGATTGCCAGCCCTTGGCTCAGGCAGAGTTCCTTGTAGCGATCCAGGTTATGGGCATTGACGGTATCGACCGTCCCTAGGGCGAAGAACTTCTTGAGGTGGCGGATACGGATCTTGAGTGCTTCGGCGGCCGGCCGCTTGTGCGCGTGGCGCTCCCAATAATTGTCCAGGACGGTCGACACCGCGATCTGATCCGGGTTCGCCTTCTCCGGCCGGCTATGCTCTAGGATGAAGGTCGCGAGGAATTCCTGTGCCTCATTGCGCTTTGTCGTGCGCGTTGTTGCACGGTGAGATCGGCCGCCGATAGTCCAGGTGACGTACCATCGTCCGTTGTCGGGGTGCTGCCAGAGGTCATAGCGGGGCATCGGATGCTTGCTCGGTAGGCTTCAATATCTGACATGGGATAGAACACGCGGCGACGGAGGCGGGCAAAGCCCAGCTTCCCAGCCTCACGCTCGGCGCGGATAACATAGGCCGAAACCCGCAATTCCTTGGCGGCCTCTTTCTCCGTCAGCCACGGATCACGCTCGCTCACTGCTTCCCTCCGAGGGCGCGCTCGCATAGATCGGCATATTCTCGATTGAGGATCGCCTTGTTGGTGCGAATGTTCTTCTCTCGCTCGTCGGGAGCCGATGCCGCCTTGGCAAGGTGCTCCCGTTCGTAGAAGCGGAATTGCTCCGCCGCTTTAGACAAAGCCTCCTCCCGCGCGCTGGGCGGGCGGCGCTCTAACTCACCGATCATTTCAAGGCGGTAAGCGCGAGAGTGCTCGATCTCGCTGATCGCCTTGCGGCAAGTCTCTTCATATGCGGGCGGCAGGTAATCAGCCTTTATCATGTCGTGAAGCCGCTCAACGACATCAGGCTCCAGCGGCAACGGCTCGCGGGCGGTCATGGCCAATCCTCCCGGTCAAGTCTTTCGCGCCTCGTCAGCGCCGCATTTGCCCCTGCGCGAGTGAGCTCGAAGCAAGGATCACCGCCCGTAATCTGGCTGCCCTTGATCTTTCGTGCATGGCCGCTCTCCACCATGCGCTCCCAATCGTCGTAGTCAGTGTGACCGGGGCCGGCGACGAAGTGATTCCGATAGGTCACGTTGCGCCGGTTGGGAAGCCCCAGAGCATGCCGCGCCAATTCAATCTGGCGAGTATCCAAGTCGCTCATGGCTTCTCCCCGCATGATGAGAGGGGATTCGCTTCGCCTCGCGTAGCTGGCGCACGTGTTTCGCGGTCGTATTCCTCGCCGCGTTTCCTCGCAGCGGCCAGCATGCCCTCCCAGCGCCTTTTGATGCTGTGCCAGAAGTCGAAGCCCTCTGACGTTCCCCTGAACCAAAACGCAGCCGGCAAGTACGCAATGAGAATTTCCAGCGCGGCGGGCGACACGCCTTCAAGACCCGACATGGCGCGCTTGCGTCCTTCATCCATCGCCTGCCATTTGGCAAGCGTGTGGCGTTCGTCAGATTCCTCATCGCGAGGCGAAGCGCACCCATTCTCTCCGGGCACGTCGGGGCCTGCGGCTGCGAGATCGAAGCGTCCCCCACGCATATTGAGCGCCGTAAGCAGGGTTGATAATGCGCAACCCTTCGCGATCAGCGTATTGGGCGGCAGACGCACATCGCAGGGAAGGGGCTCGTCACTGGTCGCGTCCAAGTGCCGTCGATCCGACGAAGGCATGCCGTCGATCATGTAACGCACCATCGCCTCTGCTTGTGTAGCGTCGAACAGATTGGTGCCGGACGGTTCATAGCGCGTAGGCGTGGGCAGATGATCGTTGAAGGTCGGTTTGAAGCTAATTCCGGCATCAGGGCTGAAATTCTCCGGCAGTTTCCAGCCCAAGAAGCGATCAACCATGTGTTTGATTTGTTTGTCATTCATATAGCGCTCGTCACTGGTCATGGCTCACTCCTTCGGCTGCGAGAGGTTGCGGAGCTGACAAAGAATGTCGGCTAGAAGCGTGGGGTCATCGTCGGGATACCCATACCCTCCGGTCCGGTTCACGACCCTTTCAAGTCGCTCTACCGTCTCCGCTTCGATCTTCTCCAGACGTGAGAGGGCGCGACAACCGATCATCTCAAGCGTGTCAATGGCCTCCGTGAACGCCGACGCGTTGTCGCTATTAAATGCGTCCTCGGCGGCATCAATCCATTTCTCAAACGCTTCCACAGCGGTCATGGATGGTCCTTGGGTGAGGGTGAGGTGGCTACGCGCTCGCTTTGCTCGCTACCGCACCAGAAGCGTGACTGCATCGGAGTCATCCTGCTCCTAATCGGTGTAGAGGAAGCGAACCTGATAGAAGTACTTGCCGTCGCCGCGCTTCTCGAATTTGTAGTGAGAGCGGAAAGCCTTATCCATGCTGCAACCAGGCTGGCGATAATCGGCGAGCCATTCGGCCTCAGGGATCGCCTCGTGTATGCGTTCGCGACAAACGCGCTCAACCTCGTCTGGCGACAAGCCGCTCTCCACGTCATACTCATAGAATGAGTCGCCATAGGCGCGCTTCTGACCAGAATGCGTGTTCGTGAATGTCACGCCGTCAATGGTCTTGTTTCTCTGTCTATCGATATGGGCATTGATCATTGCAGTCGGTCCTTTCTCTTGAAAATCACGTGCGTTGACGGAGCGATACGAAGTCATCTCAGCACCACCTCGCCATTCATCTTGCGCTTGTATTTCGAATCCCGTGAGCAGGGGAAAGAGGACCGTGCCTTGATGCCGAGTGCCTTGTCCCGCTGCCGAACCGTCTTTGCCGCAATGGGCGTATCGTGGTTGGCCGATTTCCACTTGTGGCACCTGATGCAGACTGCCGCGCAGTTCTCCAGGCTGTTGTCCTTTGAGTTGGCGTCCAGAACGATGTGGTCGAACTCGACGCCGTAGGAGAGAGGCGCATTGCAGCGTTGCGCGGCGGCAAGGCCGTACATCGCACCCACGGCCTCGCACTTCTGCCCGGAGCGCTGTAGGGCCTCGCGCTTGGTCTGCTTGGAGAACTCACGCCTCATGCCGCACGCTCCTGGAGCGGGTAGCCGCGTTCGGCACACTCCTTGTCGATATAGTCCATGAGGCTGGTAAGCTCGCCCTTGTCGAAGGTGGTCGTGGATCTCCGGAGCTGCACAATCTCGCCGTTGAGTCCCTTCACGATGTCGGAGCTATAGCCCTGCTCGATCATCCAGCCCGAGACGAAAAGGGTCTTGGCGTCCTCCTCGGTGAAGCGCCGGCCGTCCATCTGAAAGCCCTTCTTCACGGCCTCCCGGATCATGGCGTGCAGGCGTCGGTTCTGCGGGTCCGTGCGCGGCTCCGGTCCTACATCCACGTAAGTGCCGAGCGGCGCCGTCTTGACGAACGACGCCACCCAATCCCGTAGGGTCGGGCTGCTCAGCCGGAAGGTGCGCCGGCCGCTCATCACCACTGCTCGCCAGTGGCGTTCTCATAGGCCATCTTCACGCGCTGGAATTCCGTGGGCGCGTGAAACTCAAGCCAAGCGAGGGGGGAGATGTTCGAGCCCTTGGGTGCCTTGAAGTTGTTGCGCCGCCAGTCCTTGACCGCCTCGGGATTGGCCGAAAGGTTGATTGATTCGATGGCGCGAGAGGTGAAGGTCTTGGCCTTGTCCGCGGCATAGTGAGAAAGCAGCTTCCCCTCCCGATCGCGCAGGGCGTTGGCGGGCGCGTTGGCCTCGATATCGGCGTCTCCGCCATCCGCCCCGTTGCCGTCGTCGTCCACGTCACCGACCGCCAAATTGAAGATCAGCTTCAGCAGATACCGCTGGCCGTAGCTGGCGGCGGCGCCCGTGGCGTGTGTCTTGGTCATTACGTCGTTGCCGCGCGCGCCCTTGCCGTCCGCCGGCATGTCGATCTTGTAGTCCTGGCGGTGGCCTTCCCGATGGGAGACCGTGCACATAACCCGGACCTCGTTCGGATTCGGCGCGTCACCCGTATTGAAGCTGAGGGCGAAGCCATGTGCGGAGTAGATCGGCCGGACGGCTTGATCGAGCGCGGCATAGGTCGCGTACCGACTGTGCGTCTGGTTGTTCTCCTTGTCGGGGGCGATGGCGCGCATGGCCTCCTGCGCCGTAACCATGGCGCGGTCGAACTCGGCTTGAGCCGCCTTGGCTTCCATGCGCTCCTTCATGCCGATAAGCCGCTCCAGCTTGTCGATATCCACGCTGGGATCACGCGAGGCGCGGTCGATGATATCGAGCATGGTGGAGGGCTGGACGGTCGCCGGCAGTTGCGAAACCGGCTCGGCAACGGGCACGGGGGCCTCGGTGGGGGCGGTGAAGTCGATCTCGGCTACTTGGCTAGGCATTGTGGGCTCCTTGGCTCGGGTCTCTATCGGCGATGTCCTGCGATGTGGCGCAGCTTGTCCCCTAAGGTTAAGGGGCGGATGAGGGAGTCAGGCATGGTCAGTCCCTCACCGATAAGCCGAAAGGCACATTTCCATCGGCTATGGACCGCCAATGTTCGACGACTGATTCCGCTGCCAATTCCCCGGACCTCAGATTGGCGCGGACCTTCTTGCGAAGGTGCTTCCATGTATCCTTGTCGATGGAGGTGAATGTCTCTTCGTACTGAGGAAAAAGCATATCCTCATAGCGAACGATCGCGGCCGGCGCTTTGATGTGGCCCCAATGTTCGAGGAAATCCCACGTCACACATGACGCCTGGAAACCAGTTATGCCGCCCTTAGGTGTCTTGTTCATTGCCCATGCCGCAGCGCATGCGGCGGCGGCAATCGCCCGGCAGATCGTCCCGTAGTCATGGTCGAAGGCGGCGAGGCTTCGTAGAAAATCCGGCAGCGTCTCAAGCGTCTGCTTGCGGGCCTCTTCCTGCCATTCCTTGGTTAAGGCCAGTTCGTCGTGTTTGGCATTCATTGCAAAAGCTCCTGTGTGGATTTTGTCAGATGTCGAAAGAGCGATACGAAGTCAGATCCAAAAAGCGACAGCGAGAGCGACGGCTATAATGAAGCCAGCCACCATCATTCTCTTGAACGTCAGGTGCGGATTCGGCGGCAGGCTCATTGATGCCACCTTGCGTCTCCCGTCAGTTCGTACATGCGTTCATGACAGCGTTCGTGCCGCACCGCGTCGTCCCGCTTCCAGCCTCGGAGCGTATTGTCCACCAGGATCACCCCGGGCTTGCCGGCCATGCTCGGAGGTAGCCACGCGCCCAATTCCCGGAGGTTGTAGCTATGCGAGAGCGCCTGCAGGACGGCCGGTGCGACGAACATCACAGGCGACTTCACGGACGACAGGTCGCCCATGCAGGCCACGGGATAGCGATTGCCGGCCTGATCGTATTCGACGCCACCTGCGCGAGCCTGCACAGAGCACAGGGCGACAATGGCAGCAGCGAGGAGAAAGCGGGTCACGGCTTGGCATCACTCTGAACGAGCGGCATAACGAGCGGTGTCCAATGCGTGTGGTATCCGGGCCACCCGCCGACCATGAAACGAGAGGCAAGACCGGCGACGGTGTGCGCCTCTACGGTGTAGCCGAGGTCGTTCGGCGTCCCGCAATAAGGCGGCTCAACGATGGGGAAGCGCCACCAGAGCACCGCCCCCATGTCCTCGTGCCATTCACTAAGAGGGCGAGCGACAAGCTCTTTGCGAAGGATGCTCATTTGAGCGCTCCGAGGGCGAGGAGCTTGAGCGCCAGGCCGGTGAGCTTGGTTCGAGGATTGATCGTCCTGTAGGTGAACAGGCACAGGCGATAGCGGCGGTAGGTCATTTCATCGGGCCTTGAGTTGAACGGTCGCGACATTGCTGACGCTCGGCTGAATGGAAAGCTGACGGTCGCCATAGATGACCAAGTAGGTTTCGCTGCCCTGAGTCTCTTGGTAGAGTTCGATCCAATCGCGGTCAGTCGGCCCTATGTAAGTGCGGACGCGAGCGTGGAAGCTCCGAACCCATTCGGGTTTGCCCGTATCCGAGTTGATGCGGAAATTGGATGGCGGCAAATCTTCTCCGGTTGTCAGCCGTCGAATATCGGCGCGGGCATACTCGAGACGGGCGCGAAGATGGCGCAACTCATCTTGAGCCCACTTCGGCAATTTGCTTTCGCGAGAATCCATCACAGCACCACCGGAGCGTTGAGGCGCAAATCCGCATCGTCGATCGGTGCGATGGCGTTCTCTGCGGCGACTTTGTCGTTCTCGATGCCGGTCTTTTCGTTCCAGACCAGATCCACAAAGATGTCCTCGATTGCATCGTGAGCGGCGCGTCGCTCGGCAATCCGAAGGTGCAAGGGCAGATCGGAGATGAACGGCTCGACGACTGCCTGCATGGCGGCCTTCGCTACAGCCACCCGGGCGCGGAGGGCCTTAAGCCGCTTCTCCGCATCGTCCAGCCTGCTCTCGTGGATGATCGTGTCCATGGCTAGGCTCCAGCAGAGGCGCGATTGCCCGCGCACAGGGCTTCCAGTGCATCAGCCACGACATCCCGTCCCGTCGCTTTCTCCAACGCAGCGCGAGTGTCGAAGAGCAGCGCTTCCAACGGACCATCGCTATTCTCAACGGGCGCGATGCCGGATTGGAACATCGCCATGGCCCAACGCGCGGCGATTTCCAGCAGCTCGGGAGCGGCTGCCATAAGGCGCGCGTTGGCATGCGCGTTGCCGCTCCACGTAGTCGCGATATCGCCGCCACCCCCCGGGACGGTCGTCGCGTACGACGAGACGTGTCCGTATGTTTCATTGGTAGGAGTCGCGAACCACGGTCCCGGCGTATGCCTGGAAGGCACAGGCGCCTGACCAGCGCTACGAAGTGAACTATCCTCTCGTTCCATCATCTCTCTCCCTGTGTGGTGGGGTGGTTAGGCGGTGGGATCGATGTACGTGTAGTCGGACGCTTCCATCACGGTTTCGCGCCCGTCGTACTCATCGATGCGGTATGGACCGCTGACTTCCACAATCCCGAGTTCAGCGCAGAGTCCGTTCGCCTCAGCGCCTAGTTCCTCGACAACCTGCACCAGCGCGGGGTCGTGGCGGACAAAGCGGTGATCGTCGAGCGTGAGTTCGCCGTGCAGTTCATTAGAGCGTCGCCGCTCCTCGATCGGGGAGGCACGCCATGCGTCCTCGCTAAGGATTCCAGTTCGCTGATCCGGAGGGACAATCCAGTAGGTGGTGAAGCTGTAGCGCTCGTTCTTCTCAGGGAAGAAGGGGAGGCCCTTGATCTCGGCGTAGCGCCTCATCCCAGATTCGCTGAGACTGAAGCCACCGAAGCAGCGGTTGTAGACCACCTTGTAGGTTTTGCTCTCGGCCATCTCTCTCCTCCATCCCGCAGGGAGCGGGGTAACTGGCACTCAATAGAACCGGCGCCGCAGCGTCGGCTCTCAGAGGGTCAGCGGGCAGCGGCTCCGTCGTTGTAGGGTTCTGGCGGATCAATCGTTCCATCGCGGGCCGGGTCGCGCCCTTCCGAGAGCAAAAGGGAGCGTGTGTCATAGACGTACTTCGATGCAGACTGGCCGGGGCGAAGGTATTCGGAAAATTCCTCCTTCGACTCGGTGATATGGGCAACTTTCAAATCGGCCTTGGAGTCGGCCGCGTTCTCAATGATGACTCGTATTGTCATGTCTCAACTCCTTGTGGTTGTGGGTGATAACCGGATACGCATGCCGACACGGATGCATCGGCTCTCAGAAGGTCAGGCTGCACGCTTGCGGTTGCGCTCGCGTAGGACGGCCATGGCAGCGGCTTCGCACTCGCGGGCGTGAGCGGCTTCCTTGGCCTCCTCGAGGAGGGCATGCGCCTTCGCCGTCATCACCTCGACCCACTTCGCGGCGTACTTGTCGACCGTGGTCTCGTTATTGACCGCGCAGCGGTAGCCGGCCGAGAGAACATCGAAGTCGTGGTTGCTGTAGCGGCAGCCCTCGACCTCGAGGTCGCGGATGGCTTGGATGTGCGCGAGCTGGAGCGGAACATCCGGGTTCAGCATGTCGATGATCTCATTCGACTTGAGGAACCCGTTTCCGGCGCAAAGCGTGTAAGCCATCTCATCTCCTCATCCCCCGCAGGGAGCGGGTATGGGGAGACAATACAGGATGTAACGCGACAGTCAACACCAAATGTCACGCCGCTACACAGAATTTATCGATATGCTTCGATCATGAAGTGGTGGATTGCAGGGCTTTTAAGCCTATTGGTGGCGCACGCGGGATACGCAAATGAGATGCCGCGCTTCCTCATCGGCACATGGGCTATGAGTTGCGATCCCCTGAAAGAGGGTATCGCTATTCAACAATCTGGGAAGATTGTAGCAACCGATCGGACTTGGGGTTGTCTGATCACAAAAATCGAAGAGAAAAAGCTCCATTGGTCCGACGATGGGCCAAGTTGGACATTCGTTTCTAAATGCGATGCCGTTAACCCTAATCACCCAAGCGGCCTAGGGAAACTGAGCGAGTTTGCGCATGGGACTATAGCGCTCTCATTCTGGGACAGCTTCAACAAAAGGCAGAGAATCCAACTTAGATTATTTGTCGATAGGCCCAGTAAGCCGGGCGAAAGAGGGCTTCTGGCGCTTTATCCAACGGATCTTTATGGCCCCTATGATTACTGTGGAAACTAAAGGCCGCCCCTGCGGATCTCCGCAATCACGTACGCTCTCGACCATTTCTTGCGCGACAGGTCGAAATCGCGTGCTGCACTGAACTGCCGTACGCGCCAGTGATCGCCTCCGATGCGTAGCAGTCGTTTGACGAGCCCCAACATGCCGCCATCCGGCGTGTCCTGGATGAAAACGCAATCCACATTCGGGCGGGGCGGGATGGCAGGATTCACGACTACCTGGTCGCCGTGCTCGATCGCCGGGCTCATGCTGTCGCCGATGACGTAGAAGGCGAACGGGTTCTTGACGCCTCTCATCCGCTCTGAACGGTAAATGTGGTCGATAGGATCGGGCGTCAGGATCAGTGCCCCGTCGTCTCCGGCCTGTGCGCTGGCCCAGACCGGGATATCCGGACGCCCCTGCGGTGGAACCTCGGGTACCATCCGCGCGACGCGAGAGGGCGCGGGCTGTGTTGGCGTTTCCATGAGCTGAGCTTGACGTGGGGGCGAACCCGTCCCGAATAGCAACCATTCTGCGCTCGCGCCGGTCCCCCGGGCGGCGTTGACGTATTTCGCCGCCGCGTCCTTCGGAATCGAGTGTCGATTGGCCTGCTGTCGCGCGGTGCCGGGCTCGATACCTGCCGCACGCGCGAAATCAGCCAATGTGGGAAACCCCGCCGCCCGTTGAAGCGCGAGAAGTCGTTCGCCCTGTGTTGTCACAGGATCCAAGGTATCGGACACGGCGTGACGCGTGGTATTGACGTTGTGCGCTACATCATGTAGCGTCAACGATACATGAGGACTTTCGCCGACATCATCGACGCGCTCGGGGGATCCGCTTCGGTCGCCCATGGCATCGGGCTTATGCCTGGGACGGTCAGGCAAATGCGACGGAGGGGGCGTATTCCACCTGAGTATTGGCCGGCGCTCGTGGATTTTGCCCTCGCTCGTGGAGTTATGGACGTGACGCTCACCGTCCTCGCCAGTTTGGCCGCTCGTAAGCGCCCGGAGGTTGTCCGCGATCTGCGTGAGCAGGGACGGGCGGCGTAACGACATGTGTCCAAGATACAACCTGTCACGCTGTTATGCCTGTGACCGAGAAGTGACCGGAGCGGGAGTCGTCTAAATGGACCGCGTGCAACTCAAGTCTTTCGTGGACCGCATTGAGCGGCTCGAAGAAGAACAGCGCGCGATCGGGTCCGACAAGCGCGACGTGTACGGCGAGGTCAAGTCGGCCGGCTACAACACGAAAGCACTCCGCAAGATCATTGCCGAGCGTCGGCAGAAGGACCGTGAGCAGATCGAAGCCGATATGGAGGCTTACCGCGTCGCCCTTGGCATGGCCGTCGAGGCCGTCAGCAACGGCGATACGAGCTTGAGGCGCGCGGCCAAGCAATTCGGCGTCAGCAAGTCCGCCATTCACCGGCTTGTCCCTCGCGAAGAAAAATCCGCGAGCGGGACACCGCCCCACGACGAACAGACCGGCGAGATACGCGACGCCCTCAACCTCGCGCCGGATAGTGCGCCCGAGAGAGATATGAGTTCGGCTTCGCCCTCGGATTGCACGGGCGAGGTCATGCAGGGAGAAAGCAACGAGATACACCGAGGGGCCATGCAGCCGAAAGGCTGTGCCAAAGTCGTGAGGACCGAACCTTCCATGTCGGGGTCGGTCGCAGCCTCTGGCGATGCTGTCCGAGACGCATCTGCCATGCCTCTGGATGTGGTGGCGGCCCCACACAGCGAAGGGAGGGAACATGCCGGCTCGGCGGCCACTGTCCCTCCCGCCTGTTCAATCACCGACGACGATCCGGGACCGATCCCGCATTTCCTGCGCCGGCCCAAGCAGGAGGAGGCGAGCATATGAGCGACAAGATGCCCGCGCTGATCGCCATTGCCGCCATCACATGCGGCGAGCTTGCCTTGGCGCTCTTCGCGCATTTCCACGGCCAGCACACGACGGCGATGATCGTAGGGGCTTGCTTTGGCTACTGCTTCGCCATGTTGACGGTCTTGGTGCGGATATGACCTCACAGCAAAGCCCTAGCCGCGCGCTGGATTATCCGATGAGCAGCAGCGTCCCGATTAGCGGAGTCCCTTGGGATGCAGTCGCGGATGATCACCTCCGCTTCCAGGCCCTGAAAATCAAACATGTACCGCACCGTCATCATGCGCCGGTCGCCGTGTGTGATCTCCATCCCCTGTGGCGTGGCCTTCGGAACGGGCTCCTGATCGAGCTGGCGGTGATCCTCGCGATCCTCGCGGCGGTGCTCGCGTGAAATCCCTCCTGATAGCTCTCTCAGCCTTTGCGGTTGCCTGTCTGGCAATACCCGCAACTGCGTGGGTCGTGGAAGCAGCTTTCCGGTTGCTAGAGGGCTACCCATCGACGTTCGCCCTGCTGGTGTTCGCCATCGTGTTTAGCGGCCTCACGATGCTCGGCAGGAAGGTGTTCGAGTGAGCGCGCCGGTCGATTACGTAATCTTTGCCAGCTATGGCAACGATAGTGTCGCCCTCGTCCAATGGGCGGCAGAACGGGACCTGCGGAATGTCGCCGTTCTGTACAACGACACCGGATGGGCGGCCCCAGGCTGGGATGAGCGCGTCCGTGAACGCGAGGCTTGGGTCCGTTCTCTCGGTTTTCGTGCCGAGCGTACCGAGTCCATGGGTCTTGAAAGGCTCGTCCACAAGGAGCGCGGCTGGCCCCGGCATGGAATGCAGTTTTGCACTGAACATCTGAAGATTAAGCCTTCTTTGACTTGGCTCCAAAGCGCCGATCCAGCAGCCGTTGCCACATGCTTGGTTGGCGTGCGCCGCGAAGAGAGTGCCAAGCGGCGAGCCTTTCCCGAGTGGACTGAAAGCAGCAATACCCATGGCGGACGTTCTCTTTGGGCACCCCTCGTCAACATCAAGGAAGAGGAGCGCAATGCGTTGCTCGCGCGAGCCGGCATCGAGCCGCTGCCTCATCGCTCGGACGAATGCTCGCCATGCGTGAACTCGAATAAGGCCGACATCCGGCGCCTCGCTGAGGTCACTTTGGCAAAGGTGGAGCGGATCGAGCGCGCCCTGGGGCACACGCAGGCAGGCAAGCCCCGCGTGATGTTCCGCCCGAAAGCGCACATGGGAGCCGTGGGGATTCGAGAAATTTATCGCTGGGCGCATAGCGATCGCGGCGCCTACGAGCCGAATTGTGGCGGCTGTGATAGCGGCATGTGTGGGGGCTGATATGAGACAGGAAAGTGCCCCGTCATATTGCCTAACCATTGCTATTGCCGGCGATTTTGAGACAGCGAAGGTCGTTTGCCGCCGCTACTGCATGCAGGTCGGGTTGTGCGTCACGATTGAGCCTGTCGCGTACATCTATACAGGTGGCGAAGAAGCCGGCGTTCGCGTCGGGCTGATCAACTACCCGCGCTTCCCGTCGACCGAAGAGCAGATCTGGCATCACGCCACAGAGCTTGCCGAGCTTCTGCGCTCGGAGCTTTGCCAGCACTCCTATTCCATCATCGGTCCAGACCGGACCATCTGGAATAGCCTCCGGGAGACTGCCTAAATGAGTCGGGCCAGCACCCCTACAAGCGAACCGCAACCGGAGCGCTGGCCCCTGTACGCGAGTCCACACACTCGCGTCACCCCTCATTAGAATCGCACGGGCAGGTTCCCATGCCCTGTCCTCCCGCCGAATGGCGTCCCGTGCAACC